AAGGTTTTCATAAAGAATAAAACTTATAGTGTAACTTTCATTGCCGCCACTATTATCGTTGTCTGTTGGTTGAAAATCTAAAATATATTCTCCACCTGTTTCAACTTTAGTAATAAGATTATAAAAACCATCAGTTGCATCAGCACCTTGTGCTTGAATAGATATTTGAGGAACATCGTTAGCCGTTGGATCATTAGCGTAGGAAACTTTTGCTTTAATTCTATATTTTTTTGTTGTATCTAGTGATACTACTTCAGAGACAAACGGATTACCTGCAACGTCGTTTACTATTTGTAAGCTAGCTACATAACCATTATTAGCATTAGATACTATAACAGGAGCAGCATTACCTGCGGTGCCATCAACCCACTGAGCATTGACAGCGCCACTTTCAAACGTTGGCTGCGCAAATATCTCTGTTGAAGATACCATAGTCGCATCATTAACTCTAAACGGCGCTATTTTTTCTTCTAATATATACAGTTGATCTGAAAACTCTGTAGAATTACCTGGAGCTCTCTGCATTTGATTTATATCATAAAAATATTGCTCGAATATTTCTTTTTGAGCTAAATCAGCAAACAGATTAAATTCTTGAGGCGTAATATAACCTCTTTGTTCTTTATTGGCAATAGCCAAAACTTTTTGATATACGTTGTTTACACTTATTGCCATTTAATTTATTTTTTTATAGTTAAGTAACCACCCTAAATAGAGTGGCTACTCTACTATAAGATAGTTACGCATTTAAGCGCTTTTCTATGTTGGAGTATATCTCCATACCTTCATCTGTTTTAAACCAAGCGGCTAAAGCAGAATATGGGTGCTCATCAAAAGGTACAGTCATTAGTTTTCTATCAGTTGATCCCCACATAAAGTGACGTTGATCTTGTGATAGTTTTAGTATACCAAGCTCAGTAGCTTTAATACCAAAGTTTCTAAGCTGAATATTTTCATCACCGACTAAATTTAAGAACAGTTTAGGATTTTTACGAGCAAACAATAAACAATCTCGTTTAAGCTCCTTAGAACTCATCTCTGATACTCTAGATCCTATCTCTGTTCTCATTATAGCTTCTACAAAATCAATATCTATGTTTCTAGCTAAATCTAAAGCTTCAATCTCCATTTCTAAAATATCGAGTTGATCCTCAGCAACAGCTACAGGTTTATGCTCGTAGTAAATTTTATCTCTATCAGGGTGATAAAGAGATAACAGCTTTTGAAGAACAGTTTTATTTTTAGGAACAAAAAGAGCGCCAGTTCTAAAAACTATATGCTCTAATCTTTGATCACCTTGCATTTCATCTACAAAAACGGTTTTTTGATTAGAAGTGTACTTTAATTCTCTTTCGTAACCAGCTTCTTCATCAAAATAATATATTCCTGTAGCTCTTAAACTTCTTGATAAAGGTTTTTTATTACTTTTTAAATAATAAACTCTATCTTTTATTTCCCATTTTGGTTTTTTTGGCTCAGCTTCAATTTTAACTTCAACCATTTTATTTGTAGCCTTTATTTCTGGCTGTGCTACTTCAACCTCTGGTGCAGCTTTTGCTGCGGCTTTTTTCTTTGCCATAATATAATATAATAAAAAATTAAAAAAAAAGATCGAGGGCCGTAGCCCTCGACCATAATTGATTTACTTCATCAACATAAAGTTGTTAGCACCTTGAGTAACTAAACATCTTTCTGATAAGAAGTGGATTTGCATTGCATCTAAAGCAGATGTAGCAGCTCCAACCGAACCAGTAGTCCAAGTCTTCATTCTACGATCATCAGTTTGAGAAGCTCTATAACGAACGTGTAAGAACGGACGCTTAAAGTTTTTCCCTAAAGTTTGATCATAAACTGTAGAAGTACCAGCTGGAATAATGACACCACGAATAGCGTTAGCACCAGCAGCAGTGTTAATACCACCACGAGTAGCTAAATCATTTAAGTAACGGAAGTCAGACTTATAGAAGTCATAAGAACCTCTTCTGAATCCAGAGAAACCTAAATTTAAAGCCATATCTTCAGAGTTATCAAACACTCCGTAAGAAGTACCACCAGCTCCGTAAGAATTCATAGAAGCTAACATATCGTCCATAGCTAGAGACGTAGCTCTATTTACAAATAACATGTTTTCTTCAATAGCTCCTTGACGATCAAACTCAGCTAAAATAGCATCAAACTCAGCTAAATCAGTAGCAGCGTTGATACCGTTAACACCAGTAGTAACATTACCACGAGTTTCGATAGCATCGAACAAACCTTGAGTACCTGTAGCAGAGCCATCAGCTAAACCTAAACCTTGAGTATCAGTTAAATCCGCGTTAGCATTGATAGAACCGTATATAGAGTTAGCAGCATCAGCAGCCTGAGGACCACCAATCTTAGACTCAAGCATAGCCATTTCTAAGTAATCAGTGAAACGAGCTCTTGTGTCAGCTTCAGCTTTTAAGTACCATAGGTAACCAGAAGCTCCAGACTCAGAAGTAATTTCAATCCAACCAACTCTTGAAGCGTCTGATCCAGATACTTCGTAGTAATCTTTTAATATAATTGGCTTATTTGAAAAGCTTCTAAATCCAGGCTCGTTAGCACCTCTTGATTCAGTAGTAGAACCACCGTCTACTTTGTTATATCCAACACCTTTACCAAACTCAGATCCATAAACTAAAATAGTAAGATCTAGAGAGTCACCAGTAGCTGCGTCAGTTAAACCAGCAGCTTGTAAGTTACCAAAGCCATAAGGTGCTACATTAATTCTGTCAGCACCATCGCCAGCAGCAGTTTCTAAGTTAACACATATAGCTTGAACTACAATACCAGTAGCAGCAGAAGCAATTAATAGAAGGTCATTTGGACGAATACCGTGATCAGTTCCAATATCATTTCCATCAATATCAGTTTCAATTTCAATTTGTCCACCTTCAGCTTCGTCATCGTCTCTTGTTCTACCTTTGTAAGATAAATGTAAACGACCTTGCTCAGACCAAACAACTTGGTCAGCAGTCATAGCTTCTTCAGCACCTATTTGTGATAAGAAACCTGAAATTGTTCTTGGGCCATAAATTTCCGCTTCCTTCTCCATAAGATCTGGTACGTACTGTTGAGCCCAACCTTGACCTGTAGTAGATGCAAGGTCTAAATAGTTTGTTGAAAGAGCTTGCTGTCCAGCAGCAGGAGCTAAGTTCAACAAAGTTCCATTAGTAATTGGCATAATTTCTAAATTTTAAAGTTAATTTTTGTTTTTAATTTTAAACTTAAAGTCAGAAGAACTTTGCCCTAAAACTTTTACTTTAACACCTCCAGCCTCGTATTCGCCCTGAGTTTGCCTTGGCTCCATGCTTACGTTTTTGCTTTTTGCAACACTCTCCTTGAGAGCATCGGCTTTTCCTTGATCGTAAAAATGTTGCGCTATGGCGTCAGCGTTCATAGCAGAGTATAAAGCTTTGTGATAACCTTTCGCGTCGTTTATAAAACCATCATTGCCAACAAACTTGTTTACAAAGTTATTAATGTCGCTTTGCACATTCTTTATATCGTTGGTGTTCTTAACATTAAATCTAAATCTTTTTTCTCCGACGTTATATTCAAAACCTTTGAATTTGTCGTTAAAAACATTATTTGTTTTTTGTAAAAACGTAGACTCTTGTTTTTCACGCAAAAGCTTTGCAGCTTCTTCTTCTTTCTTATAATTGTTAAAAAAGTTTATAGCCTCTTCTTGATCTTTTGTAAGATTAGAATTAGCTTTAACTTCTTCATAATACTTAGACTTTTGCCCGTCTAAATAGGCTTTAGCGTTGGCAACTTGCTCTTTTAACGCTAGCTTTTTTCTTCTAATTTCTCTATCATCATCAACTTCTTCATCGTAGTTAAATTGATCTTCCATTAAAAAAGATATTTCTTCTCCACTTAAATGTGGTTTAGTTTTTCTATAATACTCTCTAAGAGCGTCATCGTTATCCATATCTGAATAATCTCTATTTAACGCTACATAATCTTCTAAACTACCACCAGTTTCTTCCATAAACTGATTTAGCTTTTCTAAATTACCAGGTATTTTTATTTGTATATTACCTTTTTCATTTACGCTAACATCTAGTTTTGGCTGTTCGACTTCTTCAGTTACTTGCTCTTCACTTTCTTCGGTAACTTCTTCAACTCTTGTTTCGTCATCTTGCTCGCGTACTTCTTCGCTAGTTTCGGATTCGTCGCGAACAGATACCTCATCTGTGTCTTGCTCCTGAATGGCATCTTCTTCTGTATTAATATTATCTAAATTAACTCTTATTACATTTGAATCTTCTAAATCTTCAACAGTATCTAAGTTAACTTTTGTTATTTCTTGTTCTTGCGGCTGTTCTTCAACAGTTTCGTTTTCTTCGTTGTTTACTTCTTCAACAACGTTTTCATTGTTTTCTTCCATAATAAAATAATATAAAAATTAGTTAATGTTATTTAGGCTCAAATACACCTAAATCAAATCCACCACCAAGTATATCATTACCTGATGACTCGAATTTTTTAGGTGGCTTACCTGTATTTCTCTGATCTATAAGCTCGCTTTGTTGACTAGCTTGTATTCTAGTTCTTTCATCTTTACGATCTTCTAGCTTTTTAGCTCTAGCATCTTTCTTAGCTTCTTCATTCATTGTTAGCTGTCTATTTATATTAAACTCTAACATCATAAGCTCTTTCTTTAATTGAGCTTCTCTTTCAAGCTGTCTAGTTTTTAAATCAGATTTAACTTGCTCTAGTTGAGACTGAGTTTGAACTAAGGCTTGCTGCTTTTGTATTTCTGCTTGTGCAGCGACTTGTTGAGATTGAGCGTTAGCTTGAGCTTGAGCTTGTATATTTTGCTGTTGCATCAACTGATCTCTTTGCTGTTTTTGTTTTCTTCTAACCTTCAGCATTTGATTAGCTAACTTTAAGTTTTGTATTTCTCTAATATCTATAGCGTCTTCTAAATCTATTAACTGCTGACCTAAAGCTACAGCTATATTACCTTCTAGCAGTTGTTTCTCTTCTTCATCTGGCATTAAGTCTATAAATATACCAAAATCATATAAATGTAAGTTAGACATTTCTTCTAACGTAGCGACGTTATGAGCGCCAAGAGCATGTACAAACGCATCTTTAGTTGGCGAATATTCTATAACATCAGATATTCTAAGTGAAAGCTTTTCAGCTGTTTCAGCTGTTAAAAATAAACCAGCTTGTAATATATGTCTTGTGGCAGTGTTTGAGTTTGCTGCCGCTAGTTTTTGAACACCTACTAAAGCGTTTTTATCAGGCGTACTACCATCTCTAGCTTCGTTAAGGCCAGTCACATCACGTATCATCTGTAAGTAGTAGTTATACGTGCTTATTAAGCTTTGTATTTTACCTCCACCGTTTCCGCTAGATATTTCTTGTATTGGAACTCTTCCAGCGTTAGGCTCGCCAAGTTCGTTCATTGATCTACCAATAACACTACCTGTTTGGAAGAACATGTTTAAAGCTTCTTGTGGATTATAATTTGTACCGTTACCTAAATCTATTTCAGCTAATCCGTCAGCATCTAAGTATATACCATCAGGTATCATACGCGACATTACTTGCTGTAGCTTTAAGTGTGTAAGTTGTATCATGTCAGCAAAGCCAGTAATACGTTTTACTAGCGAGTCTATTCTTCCTTCGTATATATGAGGGGCGACTATACTGTAATTCATTTTTACTTTAGTATAATCGCTTTTTGGCCTCATCATATTGCTAGCCATTTCCCACTTCAATAACTTATTAGAGTTTAAAACATATACTCCTTCGTATAAACACTCTACAGATCTTTGTAACTTTTTAAAATTACCTTCTTTATCTTTAGGTGGATTAAAAGTATCATCTTTTGGTATAGCTTTTTCAGCGCCACTACCAACTTCTTTTACTTTATAAACTTCGTTCATATAAGTTTTATAGTTAAAATATAAAACTTGAACGTGGTTTTTATCGTAATCATTTCTATAGCCATACTGGTTTCTATGTCTATGGCCGTAATTGTTTTGTGATATTTCTTTTATTTCTGACTCGGTTAAATTAGGAAACTGTTTTACAAGCTCATTTATAGGTATTGTTTTAACTTCACCAACGTAATATATATCATCAAAATAAGGAGAGTCTGTATGAGAGTAAACTAAGTCTACAGGATCTACATAATCTACAACTACGCCTTCAGAAGTGTTAAAGCTAGTTTTTACTGCGCCAATACCTAGCACTGTAAGATCATTGAAAAATCGTCTTTTTATAAGTTCATAGTCGCTACCTTCCATGAGCATTTTTATAGCTTGCTCTTCAGCTATTTCTACAGCTTGCTTATATGTTAACTGCATGTGAAGTTTTAATTCTTCTTCGTTTTGAGGCATATTAGCCTCATCATTTTCTGTCAAGCTTACGCCGGTAGCTTGCTCTACCATTTTATTATAATCTCTTGTTCTTATGTCTCTAAGAATAGACTCCATATAATCTGTTCTTTTAGCTACGCCAAAAGGATCTTGAGAATAAGCTTTTATATCGTAATTTCTTTGTGAAAGACCGTTGACAACAATATCAACAAATTTAGGAATTATGGGAACTGGCTTCCAGTCTAAGTTTAGATATGATAAATCACCATTGATAGATAATTCATCTTTATATTTTTTTACAGATTGTTCACCTCTTGAATAAAGTCTTAGCTTGTTAAAATCATTTTTATAAGAAAAATATCTTCCATAAGCTTTATTAATATCATTGTAAAACCACTCAGACTCTATAGCCTTAGCGACTTTTAAACCGTATTCTGGTAACATCTTTTCCAAATCGCTAACAGCTTGACTTGGAAAATAATTCTTCATAACTGACTCAGCCATATTTATTTTTTAATTATAGTCGATGAATAACCATCTTGTTTATATTTCGCAACATGAAGGTTTATTTTAGGTCTTTTTCTATCTGGATTAGGATTGTATAAATGTCTGTTGCAAGCCATAACAGCTAACCCACTACTTATAGAAGCATCATGCTTTGTTCTTTTGTTTATATCAAATTTAGCCCAGTCGTTTAATGTTTCATTAAAATACATACTACCATATCTTCCGTCTTCTATATGACCAACATGATCATTGATATACATTTCAATAGCAGCCGCATGAGCTTGCTTAATATCTTCACTAGAGTTTGGAATACCACCTATTTCTTTTTCAGCCGCAGATAGTTTGTTCCAAGCTTTATCTGGTCTATTCATACTAAAACCTCTATATCCTCTTCTTTTAAAATAATACAAAAGTCTTGGTTTATTGTTTTCTGCAAGTATTGGCATACCATAAAACACACATGCCATTAATACGTCTTCAAAAAATATTTCTGCGGTTTGTGGTCTAGCTATATATTCTAAAAAAAATGTGTTAGCAGGAGCATCTTCCATGCTAAACTTTGTTAATCCATGAAGAGATCCGTTGGATCCTCGACCATCAACAGTACCGCTAATATCATA